ATTTTGGCGTATAGGTTATTGACCAGGCGGTTGTTAGGCAGGTGCTTGAGTTCAATAGGCTTGCCGTCCTCATCCAACGCCAACCGCCTGCGGTGTGCAGCCTCCTGGTCACCGTGGTAGTAATGCTCTCCGGCAAGTTGCTTTTTGCGTTCCGGGGAGCGCAGCCACTCTGTAATTTCAAGTTCTAAAAAACGCTTGTCTGTCATGCCCCTCCCAAAGTTGGTGGAAAGAGGGACGGAAAAATCTCTTAAATTTAGCACAACCATTTTGCTGTTTTCACCTCACTATTTGAAACTGAACAACTCCGGAGCAAAGACTTTGTGCACAAAATAGCGGACATCATCCATGCTGTGGTCATTCTCTTTTATCGGTTTATCCATCAAGGCTTTTTCATCCCATCGGTACATCCCAAACTCACGGATGCAGTCCGTGCAGCAATCACAAATAAAAATGTCACCGCATTGCAGCCTGGTTGCCACATTGCGGATGCCATCAATCACCGCATTGGAGGCTTTTTCTACACGAAAACGCCCGTGCCTGCGGATGACCTCAATAAACGATGCGGCGGAGGGGTCTACAATGACGGCGGAAATGTGCAAGCCGTCTGCCAGCTTTTCCAGTTCCGTGTAATGCTCCTCATCGGTGCGCTGCCGTCCCTCCTTGCGGCTGTCAAAGTAATACTCACGCATCCGGTACCACTTGCCGTTAGCACGCCCCCACAGTCCTATGCTGGTGGGGTTTACGGTGCCGTAGTCGCAGGAAATCACATACTTGTCATAAGGTCTTGCCACCGTTTCAACCACATGGAAATCCTTATTGAACATAGTATAAATAAGCCCCTCAGCAACCACCCACAAGCCACGGATAAAGCGGTCATAAAACACGCCGGAGTAAAGGCTTTCATATCGTGCCTTGACGGCAGGAGAGAGGCTGAGGTTGTCATCCATCGTAAAGTGCAGGTGCAGCAGTTTACGCTTTTTTGCCTCCTGCACCCACTTGGTATAAAACCAGTGGGACGGGCCAGCAGGGTTACAATTAAACCACAGCTTGGAGCCGTCCACGGAGCAGCGGCCAGTTGCCTGGTTGACAAAGCTCTCCGGCATCAAAGCAACCTCATCCAGCAGGATGCCTGCCAGTGTGATGCCCTGGATTAAATCCTGTGAGCTTTCGTCTTTACCACCAAACAGATAAAAGCTGTTGGTCTTATTGCCTGCGCGCACCACAATCTTGTTTTCCGTGCGGTGCTCCTTGAAAGTGAACACGCCGCACAGCCACGCAGATAGGTTGCTGGTCACATTTCGCCGCAAGCTCTCAATGGTCTTGCCGCACAGAGCAAAGTTTTGACCACTGAAATTAGACATTGCCCACATGATAAAGCCAACCGTCATGGCAACGGTCTTGCCGGAACGGATGGAGCCATCACAGATGATGCCCTCATAATCCTCAAAGCCGGGTCTATTCCACCAGGTCATTGCCAGGTTTTGCCGGGTGCTCAATTTCTGATATTGCACTGGTGTCCAACTCCTCTCTGGTGCTTTGGTCGATAACCTCAAAGATGTTGTTTTCCTGTTCGGCAGCGGCACCGTTGTTGCTGTCAAACACGCCCAGATGCTTGCCTAAAAGCTCTAAGGCACGCACCTTGTCATAGGTCTTGATTTCTGTGCCATTCGCACCCTCCTTGATGGAGGCAATGGCTTTGCGTTTGTCCTGCGGTATATCCTCCGTGGGGATAATGCGGACAAGTCCCGTTTTCGTGACCTGGGCAAAATCAGCACCGTTGGCAAAAGCAACAGCGGCAAGTTCTTCAATCACTTTTTCCTGTGTGATTTCCAGCTTGTTCCGCAGTGACGCACGCCGTTTTTCAATTTCGGTCTGAACATCAACTTTTGACAAGTTTTGTGACCCAATGCGGTTTGCTGTTTTGGGACTATATCCGGCACGGATAGCAGCCTGTGTGGCGTTAAGGTCCACCAGGTACTCCGCAACAAAACGCTTTTGCTTTTCAGTTAGTTTCGCCACACTCACCACCCCTATGTCAAAATAAAAAGCCGCCCGTGTGTGTTACGGGACAGCTTTTGAAATAATCAAAATTAGAGAACGGCGGCAAAGGTCTGGTTTCACATTCTCCATCACTTTGCCACCGTTCCAACCAAGGAGGCGTTGCTCTTATCTGAGGCATACACCCACGGTATCAGTATAGCACAGACGCACCGAACAAAGCGAACAACTTACTGCTCTGTGTCATCATTCGTTGCTTTGATGTATCTGTTGCACATCATCCGCACGCCGTCTGCGGTGTTACTTCCGCCGATGCAGGCGGCAACCTGCTCCCACGGCAAGCCGTTTATAAACCGATAGGTGAACGCCAACCGGAGGTAGCTGTCCTCAATATCGGATATGTACCTCTCCAGACGGCTCCGCTCATATAGGCATTGCTGGTGTTTTGCCTCAATGATGCCTCTGAGGTCAACAATCTCCGCAGCGTAGCGCCCAACCTTATCTGACACACCCGGCGCGTGCGGCATACCCGTGAGGTTGGACGTGTAGGACACCGCCTGTGCCTCCAGCTCCTGCAAGCGGCGCTTGTCCATCTCAATCTCACGGTTGAGATAATAAAGCTGTGACAGTTCTTTCAAAGTCATAATTCGCCACCTGCCTCTCCACGCCATAGCGGCTTGCAGTTCTTTTCTCCAAAGGTGCACTTGGTGCTGCATATCTTGCAGGGGTCACCTCCCGCCATAACAAAATGCAGGTCGGCAACAGCCTTGTCAAGCTGCCTTTGCAGTGCAGCGGACGGCTCTGCCGGTGGGATGGCCGATACCGCATCAAGGCGCTCCTCAAGTTCTGCAATCCTCTGTGCATCCGCCTCTTTTTGTATCGTCATCAACGCACATTCACGGATGACGGTATCAACAAAAACGGTGTCCGTTTTCAATCGTTCCTGTTCGGTCATGCTGTTTCCTCCTTAACCTTTCGTATTCTCGCTTTAAGGGCGCGCATGACAGCCTCATGGGTGTCTGCTCTGTCCTGTATCGTTGCCATAACATCCTCATCCTCACAACCTTGCACAATGAGGTAGTGGATAAAAACCTTTTCATATGGAGAGCCCTGGCGGTACAATCGGCAGTTGCCCTGGTCGTTCAGTTCAAAAGACCAGTTGAGCCCGTACCACACCACATGCCTGCCGCCTTGCTGGAGATTTAGGCCATAGGCGCAACTTGCCGGATGCACAAGCAGCACATCAACCTCTCCGGCGTTCCACGCCTCCTCATCCTCCACACCCTTGTAGACACGCACACGGAGGTCTTTGCGGTGCTTTTGTAGGCACTCAAGGATGCGGTCACGGTCATGCTGGTAGCCGTAGAATGTGAGGCAGTGCTCTCCGTTAAGCTGTTCAAGCAGTTCCAGGAACGCCTCCAGCTTGCAATCATGCACCGGCACCACATGCCCCTCATTGCTATACACGGCACCGTTGCAGAATTGCAGCAGCTTTCCAACCAAAACACCTGCGGTGCCGGCCGTGATAACATCCTCATCCACCTCAAGCAAAAGGTCACGCTCAAATTGGTCATAGGCTTTTTTGGCTTTGGCATCCAGCATCACAGGGATTTCATGCTGGATAAAGTCCGGTAGTTGCAGGTAGTCCTCCGCTTTCATGGAGATGCAAATATCAGATATAGCGGTCAAAACGGCGTTTTCCGCACCGTCTTTTGCCTTATAGCTGAAAATCTGCGTGCGGCTCCGCTGGTCGGGGTCAAAATAATGCTCACGGTAAGCACCGAGGGTTTCGCCAAGCCGTGCCCCGCCGTCCAGCAAATAAACCTGTGCCCAAAGGTCAATCAAACCTTTGGAGGACGGTGTGCCGGTCAGCAGCACCATCTTTTTGATAAACCGCCGCACTCGTTTCATAGCCTTAAAGCGTTTACTCTGGCTGTTCTTAAAGCTGGTGCTCTCATCAAGCACCACCATGTCAAAAGGCCAATCCTGCTTGTAGTAGTCCACAAGCCACTCCACATTTTCCCGGTTGATAACATACACATCCGCAGGCGTGTTGAGCGCCTTGATGCGTTTTGTGGATGAGCCAAGCACCGTGGCGGTGCGGATATGCTTTAGATGGTCCCACTTAGCCGCCTCCTTGCTCCAGGTTGCCTCAGCCACTTTTTTAGGGGCCACCACAAGCACCTTTTGCACCTGCCAGCGGAAATACTTGAGAATGTTGATAGCAGAGAGGGTGATGACGGTTTTGCCAAGACCGGGACGGAGGAACAAACCAACCGCAGGGTCATCAACCACACGCTGGATGCAGTAGCTTTGATAATTGTGCGGTGTAAATTGCATCAGTCAAAAACCTCCCTCAAAAATTCTTTCACGGCACCCATCCCAAAAAGTACACGGACATCCGCGCCCCGTTTCTCCAGTTCGCTCCTTTGCCATTTCTGAATTTTGGCAAGCCTGCCAACCTCCGTTTTCAGTTCCACATAGATTGTCCTGCCATCGGGGGTTATGACAATCCTATCCGGCACGCCGGGGTTTCCCGGAGAAACAAATTTCAAACACAAACCATTGTTTTCTTTCACCTTGCGGACAAGGTAATTTTCAATATAACTTTCTTTCAAAAGAGCACCTCCTTTTTAGGGGTGGAACATCTGGAACATCGCGCGCGTATATACACGCACACAGGCGGTTTAGGGAGTTTATATTTTCTCTAAATCCTCTAATCTCCCTGTTTTTATATAATATAGAAAATAAATGTTCCAATGTTCCGATAAGGGGAAAAGCCTTTATTTTCAAGGGTTTAAGCCGGAACATTGCCCGGAACATTGCCCGGAACATTGCCGGAACATGTTCCGGCTGATTTTTTGAATGTTCCGGCAATGTTCCAGTCAATGTCCCACCCTTTTTTTGGTAAATCCGCGCTGTTTTCCGCAATAGCCAAACTGCAAAGAATTGGGTGTTTTTTCCCAATCGGAACACGCCTCAATGATGCTGTTGATTTCCGCAGTATCACTATAACGGATTTCCCTCTGCTTGCCGTCAAGGGCCTCACACCATACCTCCAGGGCACATACACGGTCACGGTCAACCAGATTGATGCTGCCCTGCACGGCACCGCCCCAAAACATTCTGCGGCGGTCAAGAGGCCACTTTGCCCAATCCTCCGGCACCTGTTTACTGAGGAAATCCAGCACGATGCCCTCACGGGCGCTGACTTCCCGGTGTTCCTCCTGCTTTTCCTTAGCGGCAGCCTCAAGGTCACCTTTGAGGAAAAGGCTCTCACCGCTTTGCCAACGGACAACAGCCTCCGCCCAGAGTTGGTCAATCTCACCGGGCAAGTCAAACCACACGCTCTTTGTCACGGGTGCCACGCCGACATCCACGGGCCAGAAACGGCGGTTGCCGGTACGGTCCTGCAAAAAGTCCGTGGTGTTGCTGGTGCCAAAGAAAACGCAGCAGCGGGGCAGTTCCTTGACATGGCGGCCATAAGCCGCACGGAAACGGTCAGTGCGCAATGAAAGAAACTGTTTGATGCGTGCAACATCCGTGCGCCGGAAAGCATCAAGCTCTGCAATTTCCACAAGCCAGACACCCTGCAAGAGTTCAGATGCCTCTTTGCCCTCAAAGGTGCGGATGCTGTCATTAAACCAGCCACGGCTCATTTTATCCAAAAGGGTGCTTTTGCCGATGCCCTGCGGACCTGCAAGGATGAGCATATTATCGTATTTGGCACCGGGCACCATCGCACGGGTCACAGCGGCGGTGAACGCCTTGCGGGTCACGGCTCTTGTGTATGGGGTGTCCTGGGCGCCAAGGTAATCAATGAAAAGGGTATCAAGACGGGGCATACCGTCCCATTTAAGGGCACGGAGGTAGTCTTGTATCTCATTGAAAGCGTGGGCGGTGGAATGGAGGGAGAGGGCACCGTCAATCTTGCCGTTGCCGGTGATGTGGTGGTATCTCTCCATATACCAGTAAAGTCCCTGGTTGTCGTTATCGTCCCACAGGCGGCGCTCCGTGCGGTCATCCCACGGCAGGGCACCAAGCACCTCACCACGGCCGGCAAACTGGTTTAGGGCAAACTTGCCTTTGAGCAGCGGGTCATTTTCAAGGATTATCCACACATTATCAATGGTTGCCTTTGGCAAGCCTGTTTGGGTATTCACTGCCAGCTTGCTCATCCAGTTTGCGGGCTCTGCATCATTGGAGGCGGTCACGCCCTCAAAGTCTTGCAAAGCCTCCTGGTAGCGTTCTTGGCTCATCAGTGCGGCAACATCCTTGTCCTGCACCGCAAGCTCACACATGGCACGGTAGGATGGCAGAC